TTATTTGTACAAGTTTTGATTTGTTGTAGATTTCAACAACAGATGTTTCCCCATATTCCACTATTGTTTCACTCATTTTATTTCCCCTTCCATTTCTTAGTAAGTTCCTCCGTTTCCGTTTTTACATTGTAAAAATTTAATAGCTTCCGGAACATTCCCCATGCTTGTTTATCTTCGGCGTTGGTTAGTGTAGTTTTGCCATCTTGGTCAATTTCTAATACGTATAATTTCTTTGGCGGAAAATCAGGATACAATTTTGCGTATGCTGCTAGTTGTATAGGGTCGAGTATCTTGTTGTAAGGTCTTGATTTGATATCGATAATCGCCTCTTCGAACACTAAATCCGGCGTTCCACCGTAAAAAAGTTTAGGGTGATACGTTGGTTTTTCAACAATTAGTTTTTGATTCCCAAAATCAAGCGCAGACTCAAACCACTTTATAAACCCTTCCAGAGGCTTAACCAAAGCCTCGTCCAGCAATTGGTTATAGTTTAACCATGACTCAATAGTGCTATGTAAGGCCGTGCCGAATGCCTGCGCTCGTTGCAATGCATCGGCAGGCACATTACGATAACAATCAAGTGGCTCAATGATTTCCGATACACTTGGCAAGCGCCTTTCTCCTAGCCAGTACGTATGGCTTTCCGGCTCGAATAGGAAATAATCTTTAGTTTCCAAGTTCGCCGTCCTCGCTGGTGTCTACAGCATCTGCCAGCATGTTTTCCTTTAATTCGTCCTTCGGTTCATCGCCTTCAATCAGGTCGATTCCTGCAATTTTATTGCCATATTTATCTGTTTTGAATTGTAATTTCACTTTGATGCCGTTGTCTATTGATGTTTTTGCCAGCGTGGCAAATTTTTCATTAGTAGAGGTGTAAGTATTCTCTTTCGAGTCGTACACGGTAAAAATGGGAAATTTCTTCTTTGTTTCAGAATTTTCTACCTCTTTTTTAGTTACTTTCAACAGCCCGGTAATTATTTGGTGTATATCGCCATCGTTTTTGGCTTCCGGCTGCCTAACTTCCGGCTTACCGCTCGGAACTGGAACTGGTATAACAGGATCCTGACCCATTTCGTATTGTGGTAATTCTTGGATTGTATTTATTTCTTCTGGTGAATATAACCCTCCAAACGCGTCTGGGAATGCCTCTCTCAGGCTTTGTGTGAGTGATACCTTCCTTATCATTGTGGCTGATTTCTCTTGCCACATTTTTGATATTCCCCCGTCTTTCTTTCTCCCTATATATTCGTCTAATTTAACTTCATTCCTGAATGGGATTTTCCTATCTTTACGATAAACTTCCGCCCAGCCTCCTAATAATATTTCGCTCGACGTATGGAAGCTCCCCTCTCGATATATCACAACCCCACTACTAATAACTATTATGCCCGCCCGAAACCCATCATACTGTGGCTGCTTGTCCGCCCTTTTGGTAAATGTTTCCTTGCCTACAACCACAAATGCAGGGGTATCGCTTCCGTATTTGATAAGATATGCCTCTCGCAAAAAGGGATTAAGGTTCTGTGCTTTGCAAAGCTGCAAAAACATGTATGTTTCTTGCTCCGTAGCTGTGGGGCAGATATATTTCTTGATAATATTAATGTCCAAAGCCACAGGCTTTTCTTCCTGTTTTATCGCGATATTTTTTCCCGCTCCATCTTGATTCATCAAATCGTAATTTGTCATTTTTCAACCCCTTCTTTCTTGCTAATTTTTGGCATGCTATCTCCTTTCCAAAATTTCCCCTAAGTCAGTAATTATTTCAGCAGAATCTAAAATTTCTCCCGCTTGAGTTACATATCTATCGTACAAAGCAAGTACATCGTTGTACAATGCCTCATATTCTTTCTTCCAGTTTTTTTCTTCTTTCACCTCTTTTCCCTTTTTCCCCAACAAAAAAACCTTGACCCCCGCAGGAGATAGCTGCGAAAGTCAAGGTCTCGGTTTTGCGTTTAAAAAAAATAATCAAGCCTATCTCTCTTGATTGTTTCAGTAATTTACCAAAATGTTTTTGGTAAGTCAAAGAAATTCTAAAATAAATTTCACATCTCCTTGTAAGTCTTTAAAATCAAGGCTTCTCGGCCTTCTCTACGAACGATTCTATGATGCTAATTTCCCTATTCAGCGATTCAATCTTACCCATGATTTTCCCACGAATACAATCATGGGCAATATCTAATGTGCCTCGCCAGGCGGCCACCTCGTTACGGAGTTTGGCAATCTCATCTTGCCGGGCTTGATGGATGCCCATGTCAAATATATTCATAAATTTGTCTCCTTTTCCTCAATTATCGCCCAGCACTTATCATTACAATAGTTTTTAAGAAGCAAAGTAAATCGCTCAAACGCAACAGGTTCATGCGTAAATAATTCTATCACATTACCTCCGCCAACGCCTTCGGTGATTATCGCCATATGCCTGTCATCTACCTTGCAAAATTTAATCCACCTGAAAAATTTATCGTAATATCCTGATGGACAAAATACCTTACTGCCTACTTCTTTTAATATAGGCACATTTACATCAGGTATCCATTTTGGTTTACCATCTTCCAAGATGCATATTGCGCATCCTGTTGCGCTTGCTTTCTTTGCGTTCCTGTAATATCTGTACGTTTTCACTTTCCCCATCTCCTTAAAATTCCGGTTTTACGGGCTGACCGGAAACCCAAGGCCGTGAAACTTAAACATTAATATTAACCTCCGTCGTAATAGTATACGATAGAGTATTGCGCCAGGCTTTTATGTCATCTACGCGTCGTTGCAGCTCGGCTTGCAGATCTGCCGCAGAGCAACCAGGCGTAATTACCTGCCACTTGAAAATTTTACAATCCATCCCGATTGTCGTGCATATATTTATTACTTTCCCTTCCGTTATCACGCCTTTTCCTGCCTCCCGAGTGATGCCGTACAGTTTTCGGAATATGTTATAATCAACATATTCCTCGCCATTAATAGTCGCCGTATACCTCACGTGCTCTTTGCATCCAACATCTTTCTTCGCAGTTCTAGTGATCTTCATTTTCCCCGCTCCTCTCTTAATCCCCTTGGTGCAAGGCTTAATCGCCTTTTGCATCTAACTAATAGGCATTTCGTGTGCCATTCCCCTAAAATTACTTTTGCAATCGCCAGCAAAGCCTTACAAAATAAGGCGTTAGAGGTTTTTTAAAAATAATCTTAAAAAAATTAACCCCGTGCCTCGCCAGGCGGCTACCTCGTTACGTAATCTGGCAATCTCATCTTGCCTAGCTTGTTGGATCCCCATTGCGCTTGCTTTCTTTGCGTTCCTGTAATATTTGTACGTTTTCATTTTATTTCTCCCTTCCAAATTTGCAAGGCATGGGCTACATCGTATCCCTCCACTTTAAATCTTTCCCTCTCTCTTCATATTTAACGATGTCAATAAGACTGTTACCATACAACCACATTATTGTATGTGATTTATTGTCCCTGTCCACTACCTCGATTGTCCGAGGATTTGACGTTCCTGGAACAGGCCAAGAATGTATTGTGCCTACCATATTGCAATATTCCCTTCTATTGCAATATCCTTTCACTTTTACCATATCTCCATCGTAATACACAACCCCTTTTGCATCTGTGTATATGTATATTTTTCCCATTTTACTCACTCCCTCCCACGGGGAGTTTCTCGGCACTCCCCCAAGGCCGTGAAACTTAATCTTCTATTCCGTAGTTTTCTTCTGCATTCGCTTGTGCAAGTTTTCGGCGATATTTAATCTCTGGATTTCCTGAGTAATTGCCACAATCGCCATCGCAATAAGATTCACAATTGAAGCAATATCCTGTTGATATTTTATTTTCGATATCTTCTTTTATTGCTGCCTTACGGGCCGGAGCTCCTTCCCACTTTGTACGGGCTGCATTGATTTTGCCCAGTATTTCCGCATCCGTTTGGCTTGCACTATCTACATCATGCCCCATAATTAGGGCACTTTTGCATTCCGATAGGATTTCTTTATCTGATTTTGTGATATCTCCAATCCACTCTACGGGGCTATAATCGCCCCAACCGCAAGAAGATAACCAGATTCTTACTTGCTTCCTTTTTTCTGTTTTTTCTTCCTCGGCTTTTTTATCTTGTTGCATTTTTACAGGGTGAGTTGCCCACATATCATCATCTCCAGCCCATATCCCATTATCGTTGTAGCCAAGCCTTACCCATGCATAGGCAGGGATGCTATCGTATTTCCCAGCCTTAATGTCAGAAATAACTCTCCGCTTAGTGTTATCATCTGTGATTCCTAAAATAGGTATACCCTGATACCATAGTGTGCCATCTGCCTTAATAATTACTTTTGCTGCAGGTAGATTGATTTTTACTTCTTCTCCTCTCACAATTCTAAGTATCCCCTTCATTTTATCTCCTTCTTCTTTTATTCCCATCGGTGCAAGGCTTAATCGCCTTTTGCACTTAACTAATAAGCATTCGGCGTGCCATTTCCTGTAAAATTATTTTTTAAATCGCCCGCAAAGCCAATAAAATCAAGGCGTTTAAGGTTTTTTAAAAATAATTTAAAAAAATCTAAAAGGCAAAATAACCGTGCCAAAGCCCTTAAAATCCCCAAAACCATTTCAAACTTGCAATGCCTTAAGTTCCGGTGGGGAATGCAAATGCTTGCAAATTAAGGCTTTGCGCCAATTCATTGCATTTTGCAATACTTATTTCACCACTGCAAGGCGTGATTTTGAAATCTTTCCCCACCTATCAAGGGAGTAAAAATTAATCAAAATAATTTCCTCGCATTATTAAAAGATTAATGGTACAAAATAGCATAAATAAGATTACGGATTCGAGACGTAATTGAAATAAATATAACAGGCCGGGAATGGCCAAAACTGAACCCCAGTAAAGTTTGCTCGAATCATTCTTTACTGGGGTTTTTGTTTTGAGGGAAAATATGAAATTAACAACAAAAGAAAGAGAATTACTAGAAGAATCAATAGAGCATTGGAATAAAGATATTATTGATAATTTTACAATTCATAACAAAACAATTTGTGAATTTGCCAGCACACTGTGGAATGATGGAAGCCTGATATGTGATTTTGAATTATATTGTCCTCTTTGCATAAAATATATGCGCCATAATATTAGAGGAGTATGTACAAGGTGTCCGTATTTCAAGTTTTATAAAATTAATTGTGACTATCACAATAAGTTCGAACTGAATGGCAAAAAGGGGCATTGGTACGCCTGGAGAATGAATAAAACATTAGAATCGGCAATAGCCATGAGAAATGCGTTGCAAAGGATAGTGGATTCAAATAAGTAATAAAATTTCCTTGTATTAGTTGTAAAAAATGATATAAATTGGCGGGTAAAGATAAGGCTTGTATGTATGAGATATAAGCATAGATTGTTTAGGCCGAAAGGCCGAATATAGGGTTGTGTTGGCTTGCTCATACCAAGTCACACAACCCTTTTTTATTGGTTTAGAAACAATGACTAAAAACAAAGGGTGGGTTAGATTATACCGGCAAATAGAGGATAATCCTCTTTGGTTTGCGGAACCATTTACAAGAGCGCAAGCATGGATAGATTTAATTTTATTGGCAAATCATACAGACGGAATCCTGGTAATCAGGGGTAATGTCGTAACAATAAAAAGAGGCCAAATAGGATGGTCTCAAGAAAAGTTGGCCGAGCGTTGGAGATGGTCAAGGGGAAAGCTAAAAAGATTTATAAAATACCTAGAAATGATACAGCAGATAGAACAACAGCAATGCCATGCAGTTACATTACTTACGATAAAAAACTATTGTAAATATCAATCAGATGATACAACAGACAGTACGACAGACAGTACAACAGACGGACATCAGACAGTACAACAGACGGACACTAACAAGAATGTTAATAATGTTAATAATGTTAATAATGTTAATAATGATAATAATAAATACTCTCTGGTGAATTTCGAAGAAAATGTTAACACCACACCTGATAACACAGATGTTAACGTTGTTAACGTGAGTGTTAAAAAGAAAAGATTTATCCCGCCCTCTCTCGAAGAAATCAAAAGCTACATACTCGAAAAACAATACACAGTCAATCCGGATACCTTCTTTAACTACTTCACCGAGGGTAATTGGATTGACTCTAAGGGAAACAAAGTTCGTAACTGGAAACAAAAACTTATAACTTGGGAAAGGAAAAACTATGGACAACCTGGAAGAAGCATTAGTAGAAGCAAACAACCGCTTGAATCTGAGGAAGGAAAAGAAGGAAAATATGCCAATTTGCCCTGTGAGGTCATCAACGTCGATTTTGTCAATTAAGCAAATTCAAGACAAGATATTACTTATGCCAACTCTGTTGGCTAAAAGAGAAAGTTACGAAGAAAGACAGCAGAGGAGAAACGAAGAGATTGAACATCAAGAGCGTGAATCCTGGAACCATCTAAGGCAAGACAAGAAGAATAACCTACAGGCATACATCAAGGCTTGTGGTATCCCTAAGATATTCCAAAACAAAGAGCATTCAGGATGCAATGAAACTCAAAGCCTATTCCTCACTGGTAGTCACGGCACAGGAAAGACATACAAAGCCGTTGGCATATTAGAGAACTTTGTTAAAAGTCTGCCTTGTCCTTGTTTTAAAGATTCTCAACCTGCCAACCACCCTATCTTTATCACAGTACCAGAGCTACTTCTTAAGATCCGGTCTTGTTTCAGCGACCCTACATCATCCGAAGAGTATATGCTTAAACCTTATATCCAAACTCCTTTACTTATTCTCGACGATATTGGAGTAGAGAAAACTACCGAATGGGCACTTCAAAGCCTTTATATAATCATCAACAATCGTTACTCTGAAGAAAAGCAAACAATCATCACTTCCAACCTTACCCTTGATGAAGTACGTGAAAAGGTTGGCGATAGAATCGCTTCTCGTATCTCAGGTATGTGTAAAATTGTAAAATTTACAGGCAAAGACAAACGTCTTACCATTAAACCCTAACAGGATTAAATACGGTAAAGCCAGCGTCGTTTTTATTACACTTGACGTATCTTTGGGCACTCACTGTATCTTTAAATCGATTGTAGGCCTTCCTATTGAGTTTTAAAATTTTTAAAATAAAACAATTTCCTTGACTTTGGTACAATTCGGTATATTATTTTAAAATAAACCTAGTCCGCCCTTTTGGCAAAGAGATTGACAACCTCTAAATTTCAGAAAGGAGTTTATGTGAGAAAAATTCTCACGTTTTTGTTAATTTCTTCATTTCTTTTTTTTTACGGTTGTAAAGCTTTCGAGCTCTCAAAAGATTCAACCGGCAAAGAACATACCCAAATTGAGTCCACCCTTAATACCGCTTCCCAAATCATCAAAGAGGCATCTCCCGCGGCAAACGCCTTCTTCCCAGGCGTCGGACTCATCGGTACGGCGATCGCCGGATTACTTGGGCTTATCGGGCATGGCATTACAACCGCTGTTGTAGCATCAAAGCGCAAAGATGCCTTAACCACAGTGGTTCAAGGCGTGGAGCAGAACGCTGGCGATTTCCAAAATTTATCAGCCAATATTTTGGATATTCTAAAGGCGGCTCCGGAAATAAAATCAAAAGTCGAAAACCTATTATCTGATTTTATACCGGTTAAAAAGGCTGTCCAGAATGTTTCGAAAATCAAGGATAACACTGTTTACCTTGATAAGCATGTTCAAAAAATTACCCATAAAGTTAAAAATGTTTCTTGATGTTTTCTTAGTCTTAAATTAATTGTTGGCAAGTATTTAACTTAATTTTTAATAGGAAAGTGAGGGTGAAGAAATGGCTAAATCTAAGAATGCTTTTAATTCAAGAGCAGCAAAACAGTTTGAAAAAAGTGTAAACCCTTTGGGTAGGGTTAGAAGTGCAAGGGGGGCAAGGGTTGCAGAAAGGTTGAGAGGTAAAATTACTGGTGGTTTTGGAAGAGGAGGAATTGGTATCTTGAGGAGGAAACCAGGCACAGGCGGCCCCTAAATTGTTAACAACTAATGAAAATTTCTGTATATAACGATACGATTTTTGCTTTAAATCTGTTGGCGGAAAAAAATAAAGAGGTTATCGTTTTTTATTCCGGTGGTAAAGACAGCCTTTGTGTTTTAGATTTGTGCTCTAAAATATTCGAAAAGGTTGTCTGTGTTTTCATGTACTTTATCCCAGGCTTGGCATGTGCAGAAAAACAGTTACAATATGCAAGAGATAAATATGGAGTAGAGATAAAACAATACCCACATTGGGTGTTTGTGCGGTCTTTAATCCACGTTTTTTGTGATAATTATTATTTTGATTTTCCGCTCAAAGAAATCAAGTTAAAAGATGTTTATCGAATGGCCAGAGAAGATACAGGAATAAAAATCATCACGCAGGTTCGATAATTCCTGCGAGGCGGGAGTTTTATGGAGTTAACTAAATACGAAAAGTATGAGATTGTTGAAATCAATCGCAAGGAAATTAGGAACGCCCCGTACAATCCCCGCAAAATAAGTGATAAGGTACGTAGTAAGCTTAAAAACAATATCAAGACTATTGGTCTTATGTCTCCAATTACTTTTAACGTCAGAACCGGCAATATAGTTTCTGGGCATAAAAGAATTGAAGTTCTTGATACTTTAGAAAAAAATCAAGATTACAAGCTGAAAGTGGCGAAAGTAGACCTCGACGAGAAGACCGAAAAGGAACAAAACATTTTCATGAATAATCCCGAAGCGCAAGGTGAATTTGATTTTCAAAAACTTGATGAAATGCTTCGAGAGGATAAAGTTGATTTCGGGAGTGCAGGTTTTGAACTTTCAACCATTTATGATATTTTTGGCACAGACCCATTGCTTCAGCAGCCAGAACAATTAGAAATATTGTCAGAGGATTTGCGAAAAACTCAAAATATTTATGAAGGCGCTAAGAAACAGCTCAACGAAAGGGATGACTGGCAGTTCTTTCTAGTTACGGTGTTTAAAAGTACAGAACAAAAACTTGCATTCATCGAAAATCTTAAACAAAAAGGAATTGCATCAACGCAAGATGGAAAATACATAAACGGGCAAGACCTATATAACTTTATAGGCGATAGTAAGTTATAATAAATTAATTTATTTTTTTGTTGACTACCATATCGATAATATATTATAATATCGGTATGAAAATATACACAGGCAGACACGGCTCAAAACTCATCAATCCTGATAAGCATATACCTATCATGATATCAAGAGGCGCGCCGCGCTTTAAAACACACTATAAATTACAAGGCAAAATTGACATCCTCATGCCCACAAAAGAGGAGCTCGATTGCGCGGGCAAAAGCATTGAGGATATTTGCGATTTGTTTTGCGATCGGTGGGATATTTTAGGGATAGAGGCTATCCACGCCGCGCTCATAGCTCATGAGCAGCCAGGCAAGGATATTGTTTGCTTGTGTTTTGAGGATATTGAACAAGAGTTGTGTCACAGGCGCATATTTGCCGAGTGGTATGCCGATGTTACTGGTGAGGTTATTGAGGAGCTAAGTTAAGCTTTTTTTAAAAATTATCGTTATGCCAGAAAAAACACAATGCTTACAATAGAAAATATATTCAATTCAGTCGAAAGAATTTTCAAGGAAAAAAAGGATGTAAACTCGCTACGGGAACTGCGCGATATTCGAAACGATTATTGCAAGCTCCTGCTGCCTGCTGTAACTGATAAACCGGTCACAACCGAAATCCTTTTGATGAAGAAATTCAAACTTACTGCCTTGCAGGCCAAGTTTGTGATGGAATATTCGGTTGACATGAACGCATATGAAGCTATTATGCGGGCAAATGGCAAGGATAATATCAATTCGGCAAAAGTCCAAGGCAACATGTACCTTGCTACGCCTAAGATAGCGCAAGCTATTCAATTCGTTATGTCAGAAAAGGCAGAACGAACACAGGTTAAGTCTGATTGGGTTATTTTGAAACTCAAAACAATTGTTGAGCGATGTATGCAAGTCGAACAAGTGTACGACCGCGATGGAAAGCCTACGGGCAGGTTTGATTTTGACCCGTCAAACGCCTCTAAGGCTTTAGAGCTACTTGGACGCCACATCGGTATGTGGGACGATAGGTTGCAAGTAACTGGCGAAATCGGCGTGAATGTAACGGTTGAGCAACGGGTGAGTAAAATTGAAGCTGAACGGAAAGACGCCTACAAGAATTACCTTGAAACTCTTGGAAAAAGATTGAATGTTGATAACCCTAACGGAGAAGCAGGATTTAATTAATAAGGCAGAAGAGTTCAGGGATATCGTTGATAACCTCGACGAAAAGCTTTTCTTCGACCCTATCGAATTTGCTCAAAGACTTCTATGGTTACGCACAAAGGCCGGTAAAGTCATCCCTTTTTTCCTCAACAAATTTCAAATCTACCTCGAAACACAAAAGTTAAAAGCAATTCGTTCCGGGAAGAAGCCTTCTTTTCTTGTGTTAAAATCAAGAAAGGGCGGTATTACTACATGGGAGCAAGCTAAATCATTTTGGCTCGCATCGATGCATCATGGCCAATATTGCCTTACTCTGGCACATGATCATGAGACAACCCAAAAAATATTTGATATTTCGCAGTTATTCTACGATAGGATTGACCCGTTCTGGCGAGCAAAAAGGAAAACTCAAAATAAAAGAGAATTTGATTTCTGCGATTTGGGTTCGAAGTTTTACATCGGAACGGCTGGCAGCCCTGATTTCGGACGCGGGCAAACGCTTCAGCGGGTTCACGGCTCAGAGTGTGCCTTCTGGCCAGAACAGCCATCTGATAACCCAAAAGAGTCAGTTACAAACTTGGTCGCTGGCCTGATGGAAGCCTGTTCATCTGGGGAAATTGTATTTGAATCGACACCGAATGGTCGACAAGGCTTTTTCTACCATGAGTGGCAAAGGGCAAAAAATTGCGATAGTGATTTCACACCGATATTTCTGCCGTGGTGGCTGGATGAATTGAACATTATTTCATTACTTCCAGGGGAAAAGTTAGAACTTGATTCAGAAGAATCAGGCTTATTTCTTAAGCATGGCTTAACTTTTGAACAAATAAAATTTCGGAGAGCGAAAAAGAAATCGTTAAAGGCTCTTTTCGCACAAGAATATCCCGAAGATGATATCACCTGTTTCTTGTTTTCTGGCGGATGTTTCTTTGAGATTCAAAACCTTACGGAAAGTATACAAAAATGCAAAGAACCTATAGAGTTAAGGCATAATGGATTATTAAAAATATGGAAGTATCCTGAAGCTAATAAAGTGTATGTGGCTGGGGCAGACGTCGGGGAAGGATTGAAAACCGGTGATTACAGCTCTCTTATGATACTCGATAAAGCCGCAGGAGAGCAAGTAGCGGCATTGCATGGCCATTGGAGGCCTGATATCTTTGCAAATAAGATTGCTGAAATTTGCAAGGAGTACAATACGGCATTATTAGCGGTAGAAGCCAATAATCACGGGCACAGCGTGTTGAATACGCTTATAAATGTGTTATGTTATCCTAACGTCTATAAGCATGAGAATTACGATGGTACTGGCGCACAGAAGTTAGGCTGGCAGACAAACGGAAAGACACGATCAATAATGCTCGATGACCTCGAAGCGGCAATATCAGGTAATTGGATTATTATCAATGATACCAGTTTCATTGAAGAGTGCCTTACCTTTTGTGATAATGGCAAAGGGCATTACGAGGCGATGCCTGGCTGTCACGATGATAAGGTTATGGCGTGTGCCATTGCATGGCAGGCACGCAAGGTAAAAGCCAGAATAATAGAATACTGTCAAGTATCGCAAAGACGTGTTTTGTCAGCATATTAATAATAATTTAATTGACAATTGATATTTATTTTGATATCTATCGCATAGTTACGTTGTTTAAAGCATAACGACTATTATTTTTTGAATACAAAAATGGCTGTTAAATTATACGATTCTTGGGGGCAAGAAATAACCCCGAATGAAAAACCTGATGAACGAACGCTGGCAACGGCATCCCTCCGTGATCGCTGGAGTATGTATCCATCGAATGGATTGACCCCGCAAACCCTTGCTTCTATTTTCAAAGAAGCTGACTTGGGAAATGTATGGCGACAAGCAGAACTTTTTGAAGAAATGGAAGAGAAGGATACGCATTTGTTCTCCGTCATTCAGACACGCAAGCTGGCCATTACGGGGTTAGATTTTGAGATTGAGCCAGCCTCGGAAGATGCGCAGGATCAGAAGATAGCGGAATTCATACAAGAGGTAATTAATGATTTATCAGATTTTGAGGGAAACCTGAGCGACTTGTTAGACGCTATCGGCAAGGGATATAGTTTGATGGAGATTTACTGGGATGTGCGGAATAACAAGAATATTGCAAGACACATAGAATGGGTGCACGCTAAGCGGATTACTTGGTATAACAACATTACGCCCAGGCTTATAACGGAGGAGAAACCCTACGAAGGAATTGAAATTCCACCATTTAAAATGATTTTCCACCTGCATAAGGCGCGGTCTGGCCATTCCAATAGGCAAGGCATATTGAGAACTGTGGCATGGATGTATCTCTTTAAAAATTATACGATAAAAGATTGGGTTGCTTTTGCTGAAGTATTTGGTATGCCATTGCGACTTGGTAAGTATGATGTAGGGGCATTGCCTGATGATAGGAAAGCTCTTTATGAAGCGGTGCGTGCTCTTGGTAGGGATGCGGCAGGCGTGATATCGAAATCTACGGAAATTGAATTTATTGAGGCTTCGAAAAATTCTGGTGAAAATATATATGAAACCCTAGCTATGTTTTGTAATTCGGAAATTAGCAAAGCAATTCTTGGGCATAGTGCCTCATCGGATTCAACCCCTGGCAAGCTTGGAAATGAAAACATGGCAGGTGGTATCAGGAAGGATTTGCTTATCTCTGATTGTGAGATGGTAGCAAAGACGTTAAGACGTGATCTGATTCGCCCGCTCGTGGGGTTTAATTTCGGGTGGGATGTCTCATTGCCCTGGTTTAAGTTTCATTATGAAGAGCCCCAGGATTTGGATGCTGAGGCGAATAAGATTAAGACATTGTCCGATGCGGGCGTGACGTCTATACCGGTAAGCTGGGTGCATGAAAAGTTTAATATCCCACTGCCGAAAGATGGAGAAGAGACGATTCATTCTACAATTAAAAATCCTGAAAATCAATTAACAAAAATGAAAGTGGGGCAATTTTCAGGACAAAATAAGTCTAATCTTGTTGACAAAGTAACTGTTGATGCTTTAACTAATGGCTTACATAGTTCAATATCTGTAGATAATATTATTAACGATGTTAAGGCTATAATGGCTGAGCCTGGCATAACAGTTCAAAAGGCGATGGAAAGAATAGCTGATAAATACAAAGGTAATATGACTGATTTCGAAAAAGTTGTGATGATTATAAAAAATTATCTTATAGCCAGCAAATTGAAAGGAATGATAGATGTCGCCGCAGGTGGTTAGTCCGTTTAATCTACCATTCGACGAAGCAATTCAGCTCATGCTAAAGAAACTGAACTTGCCAACAGCTACTTGGGATGCCATAAGCAATGAGGCTCACAGGGAAGCATTTACTGTGGCTGGAGCGATGGAAGTTAATTTGTTATCAGATTTCCACGATGCTATAAATAAAATGTTGGCCGAAGGTTTAACCCTAGAAGATTTCCGCAAAGATTTTGACTCGATTGTAGAGAAATTTGGCTGGGATTATAACGGTTCGCGGGGCTGGCGTAGCAATGTAATCTATCAAACTAACTTGCAAAGCTCTTATCAGGCAGGTAGATATCAACAATCTACAGCGCCGGAAATATTACAGGTTTTCCCCTATTGGAGATATAGGACGGCTGGAGATGAACGCGTACGGCCATTACACAGGCTATGGAATAATACAATATTGAGAGCAGATGACCCCTGGTGGGACACCCATTATCCATACAGGGGTAATACATACATTTGGTATAACTGCCGATGCGATGTAGAGCCACTAACAGAAAGCGAATATAATCAGTTGGTGGGAAAAGAAGGTTTTCAAACGTCTCCACCACAGGAGGCTGTATTAGCATGAGCGGAGCTACTATCCATGTAACTATTGATGATTCTCAGGTTAAAAAACTACTCGATGATTTAAAGAACCGGACGCAGCACTTGAAACCGGTGATGAATATTATTGGTACTTTTGTGAGAAAATCAATTCAGAAGAATTTTGAAGAAGGCGGAAGGCCGATACCGTGGAAACCTTCAAAGCGTGTGTTGTTAAAGGGCGGTAAAACATTGATATTGAATAGGCAGTTGTTTAATTCTTTCACAATTAATCCAACCGATACTTTTGTTGAAGTCGGGACAAACAAAAAGTATGCCGCAGTTCATCAATTTGGTGAGGATATTGATGTTCCTGCTCATAATAGGAAATTGTTTTTCAAGAATTTTAAGTCAGGCAAAAGAAAAGGCAGAACGTATTTCTCGAAAGAAGGAAAAGCAAGTTATGGGAAGTCTGTTGAAATTGAAGGCTATAAGGTACATATAGACGCAAGGCCATTTATGATGGTGCAAGATGATGATTGGCCTAACATTGCAGAAAAATTGAATAATTATATTATTGGGATAAACTAAATGTTACACAGGATTATTTTAAAATCGGAAGAAGTATCGAACGGGATTAATGAAATACAACTTTGCCCTGTAGGTGAATTTGTGGACGCCGAAGGGCGCAAGTTCAAACTTACGGAAGAGAACATATCGGCGGTTATTACAAAGAGTGAAAAGCGGAAGACAAGGCTTGTTGTTGACTACGAACACCAAACACTATACGGCGTGCAGGCCCCGGCGGCTGGTTGGATTAAACAGCTTATAAATAAGGGTAAAGATGGTATCTGGGCGGTGGTGGAATGGACGAAGAAGGCGCAGGAGTATCTGGCAAATAAGGAATATCGCTATTTATCGCCCGTGTTGCTCGCGGGCAAAAAGGACGGAGACGGCAATTATCTGCCGGAAATGCTCCATTCTGCGGCATTAACTAACACCCCGCAGATAGATGGGATGATACCGATAGTGAATAGTAATTGTGGCAAGTGTGCCACGAGTCAAAATGATTTAGCTGAGGAGGTAAAAATGAATAAAAAAATGTTAGAGTTGTTAGGCCTCAAACCAGAGGCCACAGAAGCGGAGGCGGTGGAAGCGCTTACCGTGCTGAAAAACAAGTCAGCCCTCTTGGGAACAGAGACTGATAATCTCAAATCTGAGTTGAAAAAGGTGCGCGAATCGCTTGGATTACAGGAGACGGCGACCGTCCCGGAAATCACCGGTACAATCCTGGCATTGAAACAGCCGGGCAATGTGGTGAGCGTCCAGGAGTTTAATAAGCTCAAAAATGAACTCGCAACGATTAAACGCAATGAGCTGGTTGCCATGGCCATGAAGAGCGGCAAAATTTCCTCGGATCAGAAGGCATGGGCGGAAGATTATGCAGTCAAAGACCCTGATGGGTTTGCGGTGTTTATTGCAAAGGCGCCGGTGGTTGTACCGATGGGCAACTTGCCGCAAGGGGCAAAGAAGGAAGATGGCGCCTTAGACGAAACCACGATGCTTGTGGCAAAGATGATGGGTAATAAGCCAGAAGATGTTAAGAAGTATGCAGTGAATAAGGAATAACACACCCCCAACCCCCTCTCAAGAGGGGAGGAGTGTTAATTCTAACAGGGTTATGGACATAATTTAATTTTTGGAGGTTAAAACATGACGGCATTAGCAGTAGATAGGAATACCCAGCGACGCGACGGGCAGGAGCTCGTCCTCGGCGTTGCGGCTGCAAAAAAGATTTATGCGGGATCGATAGTCGCCAGGGACGCAAATGGCTATGCGACGCCCGGCGCAACGGCGACAACCTTGCTGGCGGTTGGCAGGGCTGAAGAATATGTGGATAACTCTGGCGGAAGCGCAGGGGATAAGACGGTTAAGATTTCCCGCGGCGTCTTCCAGTTTGCCAATTCGGCAGGCGGCGATGAAATAACCGCGGCGGATATTGGTAAAGAGTGTTACATCGTGGATGATCAGACGGTGGCTAAGACAAACGGCACGAGCACGAGGAGTGTGGCTGGCAGGGTGTACGACGTGGACACCAACGGCGTGTGGATTGACTTTACCATAATTCCCCGTTCAGCGACTGTTACCAGCGCGGACATGGACGCAACGATGCTTAAATATGCCACGGTGACTTTGACAAATGCTAATATCAAGGCATTACGGGCAACGCCGATAACCCTGGTGGCAGCTCAGGGCTCCAACAAGGTGATTGAGCTGGTAAGCGCCATGCTGGAACTGAAGGCAGGAACCAATGTTCTTGCAGAATCAGCGGATAATATGGCCATTAAGTTTAACAATGGCTCTGGCTTGGCGGTGAGTCAAACGATTGAGGCCACTGGTTTTATTGATGCATCGGTTGACACAATAACGAATTCAAGGCCCGCCATTGACGCTATTGTTGCCTTGTCAGCATCTGCCAATAAGGCATTGGTGCTGCACAATACCGGCGATGGCGAGTACGGCGGGAATGCGGCAGCCGATGCAACGATGGTTGTTAAGATCGCATACCGTGTGCACGACTTCTCATAATATTGTGCTCTGTGTGCTTTGTGTACTTTGTGAGAACTTTTTAATTTTGGAGGAATAACTATGTTAATAAACAGAACAACCCTGGAGGCTATCTTTATCAATTTGAAGACGAGCTTCCAGAACGCATTTGATGCGGCGCCGTCTACGTGGGGCAGACTTGCCATGCTTGTACCATCTTCCGTAAAGCAGCAGGATTATGGCTGGATTTCCACTTTCCCTAAGATGCGGAAATGGGTGGGCGAGAAGCTTATAAAATCCCTTGCGGCATATAAGTACACCATAATCAATGACGACTGGGAGGCGACGGTCGAGGTCGACCGGAACGATGTTGAAGATGATAACCTGGGCATTTACGGACCCCAGGCGCAGATGGCAGGATTTAGCGCAAAGCAGCTTGCGGACGAGATTGTATATGACCTGTTTAATGGCGGGTTTACCAATCTCTGCTACGACGGCAAGGCGTTTTTTGCCGATAATCATCCGGTGGCAGGCGCAAGCGTATCGAACAAGGGCACGGCTGCATTATCAATTGCAACACAGGCCGCTGCTAAGTCGTCCTTTGGCACGGCGCGGACTGCATTGAGGAAGATGACGGATGACGAGAAGAGGCCGCTTGCCATTAGGCCGAATATTCTCCTTGTGCCGCCGGCGCTTGAAGATGTTGGTAGAATTCTCATGACGGTAGACAGGTTAGAGGATGGCAAGGCAAATCCTTATAAAGGCACGGCGGAATTGGTTGTAGGCGATTGGCTCACGAGCGACACCGCGTGGTTCTTGCTCGATACGACAAAGCCAATAAAGCCGGTGATTTATCAGGAGCGTAAATCTCCACAGTTCGTGGAGCAGACGAACCCGCAGGCGGATGATGTGTTTATGCGCAAAAAATATAAATTCGGTGCTGAGGCAAGGGCGGCTGGCGGGTATGGATTCTGGCAGTTGGCTTATGGCAGCACGGGGGCAGGTTAATACTTGTGATGTTAACTCTGACAGGGTTCACAACCCTGTCAGAGTTATGGATATTGAAAGGATATATATGATTACGCCGTTGATTAAAAACATTACCTTGAGCGCCACGGATTACACTGAAATCGTGCTTGATGTAGCGACGCAGAATTTGCGCAGCGTGTTGGTGCAGTGTCGGAATGCCGCGGTAGATGTATACCTTGCAACAAGCGCGGCTCCGACGGAATATTTTACCCTGATGGCTGATAGCGCTTTGATTATCGATTTAGAATCCTTATCGGAAACGGGATTGTTTGCAAAGGCGTCATCCGGCACGCCGGTTTTGGAAGTTGTGAACATTGTAAAAACACTGTAAGAGAAAGGAGTAGGGAAAATGAAATATACGATTTATAAGAATATGGATTTACTTAAAGTGATTGAGGTTGCGAACGCCGAAGAATATGGTTTCCGCAGTATGCAGATTGGCCATGAGATGGAGATCATCACCCACGAGGGCGGTGAACATGTTGTAATTAAAGGTAAGATTGTAAATGTATCCTGGGCAGTTGTGAACGGCGTAGAATCGGCATCAATCTTTTTAGAGGGTTAATATAAATGAGGATTACTGGCCGGTTAAAGGTTTATACGAAAATGCTCGATAAGTGGAACATACCTGTTGTATCAGGTGGGACAACCACAGAGACGGAACTGTATGTTTACACCGTAAATGGTGGATTGATGGGGGATAAAGGAGAAGTTAAAATCCTTATCTCATTTACCAATAAGTCGAGCGCAAACAATAAAACCGTAAAGGTGAAATTCGGTAGCACTGAACTTGCATCGTATACGGTAACGACGAATACCCAAAAAGAAATATGTGTCAGCCTGAGAAACCGCAACAATGAGGCATCTCAGGTATGTACGGTAACATCTCAGGGCGTCACGACTGTGGCCAATTTGGCAGAAGATACGACAATCGATAAGGATATATCAATTACGGCAACGACGACAACCGAATCAGCGGTAAGCGTTACAGACCTTACGTCTGCCGGTTCTGTGGCCTTGTGTCATGCCGTGGCTCACGGCTATGTTATCGGCGAGTATGTGCTTGTTGAAGGCGCAAACGAAACAGAGTATAACGGCACATATTCAATTTATGATGTATCAGCAAATTATTTTAAATACAATTTTGCAGGTTCTGCTACAGCACAGGCAACGGGAACGATTACGGTAAAACGCTATACGCCGATAACCCTCGAAAGCGTGGACGTGGAATTAATAAAGGTATAATTGAGGACATATAAGTTATGAGCTACATAATACCAACAACAAGCGTTAGTGGAGTGCGGAAAAAAAGCACAAAGCCAACAGCGAATACGATTAAAATGGCATTCGACAAAACGGACTTCATCTGCCATACACAAGGCGAATCGGCGATTGCATTCCCCGATGAAACTTATATTGCCGACCCCATAAATCCCACAAATCTAAAATTACATTACAAATTTGACGAGGGCACTGGGACAACCGCTGCGAGTTCTGCGCTAGCTGCTAATACTGGCACTATACACGGGGCAACCTGGGTTGACGGCAAGTTGAGCAAGGCATTGAGCTTTGGCGGGACGAATGATGATTATGTGGAAACGGCAAATGTACTTACTTGGTTCACCGATGAGTTTACCATGAGTGCATGGATAAACTTTGTTGATTATGTTGCGGTTAGGGGCATATTTACGGCAGATAAAAGCAGCCCGAATACAAAAGGTCTTAGGATAAAAATTGATACGGACGGGTCTGTTAAAATGCTTATGAGTGGAGGTTCTGCGTTGTGTTATATCGCCTCTGGCATAATAACCACCAATACATGGTATCATCTTGCCATTACCGGCAAGGGAGGAGGCAACAGTCAAACGCCTGGATATGTAAAGGCGTATGTAAATGGCTCTCCGGTGTCGATTACTTACATGAATACCACAACCGTAAGCAGTATTACCCACAGCGGGGCTACAGCTACAGCCACTGCTACGGCTCATGGATACTCAAATAATGATACTGTTTATATATCTGGTGCCACACCTACCGACTATAATGGATATTTTGTAATATCCAATGTAGCGGCAAATACATTTGACTATGCGATGGCATCTACACCAAGTGGCAATGCTAGCGGAACTCTGAAATGTAAAAAGATACCGGCTATTGTTGTTCCCTCTGCCACGGCTTACGTGGGGGCTGATTATACTGGCCCAACAGAAAACTTCAAAGGCATCATTGATGATTTCCGACTGTATAACAGTGCTCTTGATGATGCTACGATAAATACTATTTATAGCGATATCGGTGTTCCACCAGTTGCGGCGGATAGTTTTAGAAATTATTTTGCGATCGCTTGGGTAGATAGTTGTATAAATTCGCTGAGATACGCCAATTCTCTGGGGTATGATTACATCGCTGCGTATGAAAACCAACCTGGCGGACTTGGAAACGGCGGGGGATATTACAAAAATACAGCCGATGCAAAAAATAAATATTTTTATCTTGCTGACGCACATGATTGGTACAATACGCTCGAGCATCACAAAAGGGATATAACCACAACAAAACAATATACGCAAGATGAAATCGATTGGTATTTGGCCAATTGCGCCACGGTATCAGCCAAGAGTAATAACTGGTGGGACAAGTTGGCGAAGGGTTACAACATAAGCGCGACGCAGTTTTACTCAGTCCCTGACTTCCAGCAACAGGCGGTTATTGATTTAATCGTAAACAATATTATGACCTTAGCGGCGGCCTATGCTTCTACCAATGGAGATGCAGGACATCCGTTTACCTTCGCCGGTGTGTTATTCGACAGCGCAGCCCTGACGGGAGAATTTACCTCATGGCCGGTAACTGGGGCTATGAAGGTGTTAGACGGCGATAGAAAGCCTGTATCAACTATAACAAGGTCTGGGGCTACGGCTACCGTAACAACTACGTATAATCATGGATATGCAAATAATGATTATGTAGTTATCAAGGGCGCAACGCAAACTGAATATAACGGCAAACAACAGATAACATATATCAGCCCAACATCATTTAGTTTTCCGGTTTCCGGAACTCCTGCATCTCCGGCTACAGGCACAATAACAAGCAGTACGAGCGATTATGTTGTTGATAGTATAACAAGGTCTGGGGCTACGGCTACAGTTACTATAGGCGGCGGGCACAATTATGAGACAAACAATCAGGTAACAATTGCTGGAGCTGTACAATCTGAGTATAACGGTGTAAAGACTATAACCGTCACTGGTGCAACAACATTTACCTATACGGTTTCAGGGTCTCCGGCATCTCCGGCAACAACAAGCGACAAAATCTATTGCTCTCCCTATGACCATTGCCTTATACCAGCAGGTAAGACGCATGATTTCAAGACTTACAGCGATGGCAAGGCGGCATTTTTCGAACAATTACGGACGGCGATTGGCGCCGGCAAAAAGTTCGGACTCGAACCGTCACAGATTTATCATGCATCATACATCGAAGAACTTGTCCGACATATAAAAGACAGGTCGGACAAAGATAATCTGACGCCTGATATCATAGGGCAAGAGGACGCAGACACGAACTTTGTCGATGTATCACAGATTTATAATTCTGGCGTGAACATTACTAAAAACATGGTGGGCATAGACCAGGTATCACAGGAAACAGAATCGACATGTAGGACGATCTATGCAAAGGCGGCGATTAATGGATGCTGGTCTAACTGGTATGGGTTATTGGGCGAAGGCGCCGGCACGCCGCATTTCCAAAATATCGTTGACGTATACCCGCGATTATTGTTTATCCGGTGCGTAGCAAATTGGGACAACCTGAACTTGGTACCTTTACAATATCGCACGTGGAGTGGGGCAATATATCAGAGCAAAGCGACATATAACGGGTCGATATGGAGTTATATGTCTCAGCATGTTTATTTTTCGAGGTTTCACAAGAACACGAACAAGTTATATATTGTATTCAATACTGCCTTTGAAACTGTGCCGGTACCGGCTGGAAAGACTGTATCAACCATCAAGCGGGCAAACGCATTTTTAGAAGAGGACACAGACGGCACGAATGATTTAACGGTAGCAAGTGGATTAATTTCTTTGACAAGCGAACCGACGACAACGATAACGCAGGCAATGACGACAACGAGTCCAGGGAATAGTGGAACTCTTACGGTTGCAGACGGTTCAAAGCTTCCTTCGAACTCTCCTTTTGTGCTTTTGATAGAATCTGAAAAAATAAAGATTGCCTCAAGGAGTGTCAATACATTAACCCTTGCAAGTAGCGGCGCAAGGGGTTACGAGTCAACGACTGCGGCGTCTCATAGTAACGGTGTAGCGTGCAGCCGGAAGCTGGCAGACGGACTGCCTTATATTATAACCCTTGTGTAAGAGGTAAAACATGGCCTATTGTACGGTAGCAGACATTGAAAAGATGATACCAGCGGAAGCCATCATCCAATTAACCGATGATGAAGGCGCTAACTCTGTCAATACTGGTAGGGTAAACGAGGCAATTACGCAGTCAGATGCTGAAATTGATAGTTATTGTGCAACGCGGGGTTATGTTGTCCCGTTTTCACCAATCCCAGATATAGTCAAAAAAATGTCCGTTGACATCGCCATTTACAACCTGTACTCAAGGAGGGTTGAACAGATACCAGAGACGCGGGCTGAACGATACAAGAATGCTATGAGACAGCTCGAAGGCATTGCTAAAGGTGCGATTACACTTGGCGAAGTACCAGAACCGGAACAGGTCTCAGGCGGATTCGTGAAAACGAATAAGAGTTATAATGATAGGATATTTACTTCTGACACATTGAAGGAGTTTTAATGAGCACAATATCAAGCATAGAAGATGCTATGATTTCAACGGTTAAAGCCTTAAATGTGTTTAAAGTTGTGGAGTCGTTTGGAAGAAAGAGACCACCTGAAGCATTGCAATATCCGGCGGCATTTGTCTATTTTGTATCCGAGAAAGATACAGGCGCAAGGCCGCGTCCAACAGAAGAATTGATATATGAAATCCTTGTGGTTATCAAGAACCTACAGATTGAAAGCGCGGCGGCAAAAGATGCCTATGAATTACTGGACGACGTGCGTAATGCCATTAATTTTAAATCGCTGGGATTGACCGATGTAGAGCCGTTTACCTGTGTATCAAGGGCGATGACTGAATATGCAGATGGCATTATGTCTTATACTTTGCAATTTAAAACACGCCATTATTTACCTTTACCGTAAGGAGTTTGAAAAATGAATAGAACAAAAGCAGTTGTCCTGGCAAAACTGGAGACAGCCTACGGCGTAGACCCAACGCCAACAAGTGGCGCAAATGCCATCCTGTGTGAGTTGCCAGAATTTGAAGTCTTGGGAAAGAAATTAGAGAGGAATTTTACAAGGGGGTTTTATGGAACGCTTCCTCCGGTGAACGTTGGGGAAGGATTAAAGCTATCATTTACAACAGAACTTAAGGGCGGAGGGCTTACAGGTGCTGGTGATCCTGTTGTTTACGCGGTTATTGCTCCAGAGATTGACCCATTATTGCAGATATGCAATTTCACAAAAGAGACTTTAAACGATACTAATTCATCAATTTTATACACGCCAAATTCTGATGATACCACGCCATCATTTGCAGCCAACAGGGTGAGTAATGGAACGTTTACAACTGACTTAACCGGCTGGACTGGTGCAAATTGGGCTTATTCGAGCGGGAAGGCTCGACATACGGCGGGGGCGATAACGGCTCTGACACAGGCGGGCACAACGGGTACGGTAGGCAGAACTGAAAAGCTCTCTTTTGCGATTTCAAATCGTACGGCTGGAACCGTGAAAATAGAAATAGGTGGAGAACAAAGCGCATCTTATTCAGCGACTCCGACAAGCGCAGTTTACTTAACGCCTACAACTACCGGGGCATTAAAGATTGTCCCGTCGAGCGACTTTGATGGGGATATTGATAATGTTACCTGCCAAGCAATTTCTAGCGGTTCTGTTACAGCGAAGTCGGCTGTACTTTATTTTTATCAGCACAATATTTTGCACAAGATGCTTGGTTGTAAAGGCTCGTTAAGCCTTGACCTGAAAGTCAATGAATATGCGAAAATCAAATTTGAATTTACCGGTATTTATGCGGGCCCGGTAGATACCGTTATACCTGCAAGTCCTACCTATAATAGTACGTTACCGCCTGTATATCAATCGGCATTGTTTACGCTTGATAGTTACGCAGCGATTATTTCAAATCTCAAATTAGATATCAAAAATGAAATTGCAAAAAGGGTTGATGCGAACGCAGCGACTGGTATTCTGGAATATTATGTTAAGGGTAGAACCATTACTGGCGAATGTGACCCTGAAGTTCCTTCGCTTGATGTGTACAATTTTTGGAGCAAGTGGGACAATTCTACGCAGGTGCATCTTGTAACTACATTGGGCGCAAGTTCAGGCAATCAGGTTGTAATTGATGCACCACAGGTTGTTTTTGAAACGCCGAAATATGCCGACAGGGAAGGCTTATTGACACATGCATTATCAATGATGTTATGTGCTTCTGTTGGCAACGATGAAATAACTTTAAAATTTGCATAAACCGAAAGGGGAAAATGTGCGAGAATTAAAACAGAGTGATAAAAATATTCTGAGAATCCAGGACGCCTTAAGCGGTTCTGACTTGGAATTATATTATCGGATGCCCACAACATCCGAGCTGGTTTCCTATCAATCAAAGCTGATGCAGCGCAAAGGTAAAAAGGTTATCATTCATGCCTTTGATACCCGTCTCGAATTCGGGTTGAAAATTTTAACCGGATTCCGTGACGGCGATTTTGGATTTGACGGAAAACCAATTTCATCGGAAAAGGAAAATGCAAACTATCGTGAAGATTGGAAAGAGCTAGTTAAACAATCAGCTCCAGGCATCATCAATGCATTTTCCATGACCGTATTCGAAGGCGCACGGGTGGAACAAAATATTGATATAGAATACGAGGACGAACAAAACCCAAACGGTTAGAGGCACACGATGTTTCTTTTCGGGACGAAATCAAGCGTATCATGAACCGATGTACGCCGGAGAAGAAAAAAAAGTGTGCGAGAGATTGTGGGCAACATCTTGAATTTGCCTGTAAGAATTGTGACATGAATCAGGTGGATGAACCGTCCGATTGGTTTAATCACATTTGGTTTTTGTTCAGCATGCAGCAAGGCGGATATCCTTTCCGGCAAAATGATTTAACCATTGATGAATGGCTTGATATAGGCTTGTTAAAAGGGGAGCTCGAAGCAATGAAGATGGGCTTTGAAAAATAATGGCTAACGAGAATACGATAACTATAAAGATTAATGCAGATGGTTCTTTGGCCGTCAATGGAATAAACCAAGTTGTCGGCTCTATGAAGTCGATGGAGACCGAAACTCAATCCATTGCATCGAAGTTTAGGGAACACTGGATTGGTATTACCGCAGCCATTACCGGCGCAATTTATTCGATGAAAAAGGCGTGGGACTTAGCAGACCAGGCGGCAAGATTCCAAGAACAGGCAACGGCGCTTAATGCTTTGTCAAGTCAATATGGCCTCACGTCTAAAAACATAGTCGAAAAAATAAAAGAAGCATCTGGCGGCTTAATTTCAATGTCAGACGCCGTACATGTTGCATCAAAGGCTTTGCTTGAAGGTATGAACCCAGACCAGTTGGTGCAATTTATGCGGCTCGTGAGGGAAACAACAAATGTGACTGGTGATAGTGTTGCAAACTCATTCGAACGTATAACCCAAGCATCTGCTATAGGTGCAGAACGGGCATTACGGCAAATGGGCATTATTGTTGATTTGCAAAAGGCATATAGGGAATATGCAAGAAGTGTTGGCGTAACTATCGAACAACTATCTGAAGAGGAACGCCAACAGGCTGGCATCAATGCAATATTGGCACAAGGTAGCGAGCTCATGCAAAGGCTGGGCGAGTCTACAGACTCGGTTAATGATAAAATGGAACGGTTCATGGTTATGATTACCGATATGAAAACAGAAATAGGGAATATTCTTATTAGGGTTGGAGCTGGGTTAATTACTGTGCTCATGGACTGGGAAGTTGCCATTGCAACTTTTATTCAGAAAATTACATATCCGTTTGCTATGATGGAAAAGGGATTAAATCTGGTTGGAGTAAAAAGCACTATATGGCAGGATGCCTATAAAACATGGGGCGATGCTATAAAAAACACATCCGAACAAAGCAAAGTTGCGTTTGATGTTATGGTTGCAAAATCAGACGAATTGGTTACAGCGCAAAAGAATATCGTAACCCAAACAGAAAGAACCCACGTGGTTGATCCTGAGAAGGAAAGGAAAAGGGTTGAAGATGTTATAAAGCTCATGCAGGAATTACACGACAGGGAAGAATTGCTTAATAAGACAGCAGACCAAAAAGACCTTATCCAACTCCAACAAAAACAACGCGACGAAATGAAGACACTTGCAAACGCAAGGGCGTCTTTTGCACAACTTGACGAGGCATCACGGATTCACGAGCTCGAAAGTAATGCCTTATTGGCAGAGCAAAAGAAGAAATATTACGAAGAAGAAATGAAGGCATCAGAGAAGATAAACCAAATCAAGTCACAGGGTATCGAAATCCAAAGACGCGGCTATGAAGAAGCATGGAACATGATTATGAACACTAATAATATCATCGGAGGCCAGGCTGGGCAAGGACTTGGCCTTGTTGGTGCTGGTTTAAAAGGTATTATGGATATAGCTGGCGGTACGGATGTATACTCTAAACAACTGGCTGACTTACAGGACAATTATAATGCACAGATACAAGCAACGACTGACTTCTACGCATTGAAATTGCAGATGATGGAGCAGGCCGGCGCCGACGAGATTGCCATTAAAGAGCAAACGGCGGCAATGATTGCAAGCATTAATGATACGGTTAATCAATATCAGGCACAACAAGACCTTATCCTCGTGCAACAAAAGTTACAAGGTTATGCCATGATGGCCAACATGATAGAAGGTATATTAACCGGCTTAGCATCATTTATGGGCAAAAATAATTCCCTCATGTTCTATGCTCAAAAGCTCTTTGCAATGGCAAATATTGTGATAAGCACGGCTATGGGTGTAGCATCATGCCTTGCAAATCCTGCCTTATGGCCGATGATTCCCTGGGTTGAGGCGATGGGTGCAGCTCAATTGGCAATTGTTGCAGCTCAAACAATCATGGGACAAGGTAAAGGATTAGCAACAGCAGGCAGGGGCGGCGGATTTGCCTTGCAGAACCCAACGACGCCGAGTGTACAAAGGGAAGAATTGCAAAAGTCGCAAATTATCAATATCTATGTACAAGGTAACATTGTTGACCACGACGCATTTGCCAGGGAACTTATCCCCAGCATCCAGAAGGCTACGAGTGACAATGTGAGATGATATGACACCTATAATTCTTTATAACAATATCTTTTCAAACGTATTACCCTTAACCGCAACAGATACGACAGACGGTTATGACGTGCTGAACGTGATTGATTACAAGACCTATACGTACTGGCAAGCAGATAGCGCGGGAACTAAATATATCTCCATAGATTGCAGTGGTGATGTAATGGCCAATTGTGTTGGCATTGCAGGGCATAATCTTAAGACGGCAAACGCAACCGTCTCAATGGAAAGTTCAGCAGATAATTCAAATTGGACGACAAGGGTATCGGATTTTATACCGGATACGGATAAGGCTTTCACGAAACTTTTTGATTCTGCGACAGCACGGTACTGGCGATTAAAAATTGTAACTGCTACGATAGCAGCTCAAATAGCGGTACTTATGGCAGGTGAACGCTTAACGTTTCCTTGTCCGCCGGAATCGCCGTATATACCTTACAGCGAGTCGGTTGAACTCGATTCGGCGAGGAGTAAGGCGGGGCATCTGCTGGGAGTTGTAACACGGTATAAACCCATTGAGATTAACGCACGATTCAGCGTATTAAGTAGGGATTGGGTTTTCAACCAGTATTTGACTTTCTGGGAAAATCACGCATCAAGAATATTGCCATTTTTTTGGGCATGGGATGTTGTCACCTACCCAGAACACGTGTATTTTGTAACGATAACCGAGAAAATGAAATACAGCATACCATTGAGTATAGGCGCTTACGCGGATAGTATGGAAATAAATATGGAAGGAATTATAATATGACATTTACCCTTAATAGAGACACGAGCGGCGTACCGGTAGCAGCGTACAATGATTCAAAAGACGTCGTCAAGGTAGACCATGTTCGCAAATCATTTCGGGATGATTTCCCAGGATCGTCCCTGGATACTACAACAAACTGGACTATTATACAGACTGGAGCCGGAATGACCATTGCCGTATCTAGTGGTTATCTAGTTATTAGCACTGGCACAACGCAGAATTCAGAGACCATTCTCAGGTCGAAGGCGTCTTATCGTTTGCCTGCCTTTTTGTCTGCAATTGTAAACCTGTCTCAACGAATCGCAAATCAGGAATTTTATATTGAACTTATGACCGCAGACGGGAAGCATATCGCCGGATGGAAGCTGGATAGTACAACAGCGACACAGGGTAAATACATGAACGAGAACAACGATATGAACACCCTGTCCTCCGCTCAAACAATACTCACGACGGCATCAGATGCAATTTTGGAAATTGAAGCCATGCTTGATGGGGTTCAATATCATTCGAGGAATCTGAACGGGGCGCGGGCAAATAACTATGTACTTCATAAAAACACGCCCGACATGAATCAGGATTATTACATCCAAATTAGGGCGAAGAATCTTGGTAGCTCGCCATCTAGCACAACAGATTTTAGCGTTGACGCCGTTAACCTTATCGATATTAGCAATGTTTATAATATTCCTGTAACGCTTATATAATAAGGGTTATAAAGTGGCATCTAACTACACGACAGAATTAAAAGCAATTGCCAGAACTCCAATAACCCTTGTTGTTATCAGCATGGACAATTGTGCATTGACCTTTGCAAAGTCGCCCTGCCTTGCAAGCGGTAAGCCTTGCTTTAATACTTACGTTACATGCCGTTATAAGGCCGGATATCAACGGCAAGTAGGCGGCAAGAACTACATGTCATCATTAATTGTAATTCCCTATCCGGGCGGCAAGAATTATCAGTTTTCCTCTTGTGATGCTCCATTGCCATTCAAGGCCGGTGAAAAGCCTTACATCAAAGGTGTGGCGTATTTACCGACGGAAATCAAAGATAATCTCACGGTAAATGCAAGGCTTGTATGTACATTTATTGACGAGCCTGACAATGATATTGGTATTGACCCCTATCTATTTTCAACAAGTATTGATCAGGATTTTACGCAAATTCGGAACGTACAATATACAGCAACACTGGGCGTGATACCGTCGGTTACAAGTCCTATTCCACGTGGAACATTCTTCAAAAAGTTTGTTGCCAGAAATCCTAATTACAAAGGGCGATTCTTAAAGGTTTACGAAGGTTTTCTGGGGTTAGAGGAAAAGGATTTTAAGCAGAAGTGGGCTGGTGTTGTCGATGCGATAAAATACGATAGGGGGAATGTGAAGATTGAGGCCGTTGACCTCTTGAAATCACTTGCAAATATTGATATACCACAGAAGTTGGATATTAAGCTTAATTCGGACATTACCTATAATTCAACATCATTTTCCGTATCGACAATCGAAGGGCTTGAAAAGCCAGTCGGTTATTGCAGGTTAGATGATGAAATTATTTATTATGCATCAATCGACGAAAGAACTAAGACAGTAAGTGGCTGTGTGCGGGGCATGTTTGATACAGAAGCTACAGAACACAACATAAACGACAAGGTGCAAAAGGTGCGTGTTTATGCCCAAAAGAATCCCTTTGACTTATTGCTTGAAATGCTCGAAAAAGATGCAGAGATATCGCCGGAATACATTGATTATAAAGCCTTCGAGAAATGGCGGGACTTCCCAGAGCGGGATATTGATTATCACGCCGTAATTCCTGAACCTACAAAGCTGGAGAAGCTATTCTTTGAAATCGTTGACTCTCTGGACTGTAAATGCTGGGTAAATGAAGACCTGCAAATTACTATCAAGCGAAACATTCAGAACGAGCCTGGGCGCACATATTATAAAATTACGGACACAGCCAATATAATCAATGATTCGGCGGCCATTGACCTAAATCCACAATCTCGAATATCAAGAATATTGCTTTATTGGGACAACGATATTTTCAAGAAAATTGATGATGTAACAGCTTATAGCAGGCTTGATATCGCCGTTGAAGGTGAAGCGGAAAACAGAAAGGAATACGGGGAAATTGCAGAAAAGAAAATCTTCAGCCGATGGATCCACGATGATATTGGTTGGAAAGAAGAAGATTTCAAACGCTATATTAAAAATCATCTCATCAGGCAGTTATGGCGATATCGTGACCCAATGCCAATACTATCTTTCAGCCTCGAACTGAAAGATAGCGAAATGAGAACCGGGGAATTTTGTACCGTAAGCACGGATGAAATGTGCGACATATCTGGCGTAGATGTTAAGGCAATGCCGTTTAACATTATCCGGCGTGAGGCTAAGGGTGCAAAGATTAACTATAAGGCATTACAATTACAACCGCGCAAGATAGCCTTTATAGCTCCAGATGGTTTGCCTGATTATGACAAGGCATCCGATGCAGATAAGGAATATGGCTACATATCAGGCAATGACGGCAAAATGCCTGATGATAGCTGGGGTTATTTCATTTTTTAAAAGGATTGAAATAAAATGAGTTGGAATCCAATAAGTAACGGTGAAATCGATGTTCGGAAGTCAGTATCACAAGGGTTATGGCAGAAGGTTAAGGATAACTTTGACTACCTCTATGGTAAAGCCTTGTTTGATGCAGGCATCCTGAACGGTTCTTTTGAAATTGATGCCGATAATAACGGTGTGCCGGACAACTGGACGGTAACTCTCTATGCTGGTGGTTTGTATAAACTTGATGAATCAGTTCCGGCGCACGGTTACAGGGCATTTAGTTTTACCCATCCTGGGGGGGCAAATAATGGCGGTGGGTATATCGAAAGCGGATTGTATGAAATAGCAGATGTCAGAACATACCTTATTGGCTTTATCTTGTGGGGTTCTGTGGCAGGCATGAAAAATCTTGTGCACATAAGGTATTATGATAAGAACAAGAACTACATCGGCACGGATGATGATACATTGTATGCGGCAAGTAACGAAGGGAACGAATTGATTTATCGTTCAACAAGCAATCCGACAACGGCAACGTATTTTGTCAGAGGTTTTAAACCGCCTTCAAGTCCATTGGCAAGGTTTATGAGTGTACGCCTTATCGGCGGGTATACTGATACAAATGTTGCAGGCACAACTTACTTTGATAACATCTCGATAATCCCCCTGGCAAATGCAATTCAGGCCGGTACAATCGCTGAAGGTAATACATCAGATACGAATTATGCAAGCATTGGAACGGTAGATATAAATGTGCCTGGCATAACCAGCGGGGCTTTACAGTTAGATTTTTTCTCAGAACTCAAGGCGTCTATCGGTACAGTATGGTTAAAATTTGGTGTAGGTAGTTATTTTACCCAAGAGATATCAACGACATCAACATCATATATAACCGGCTTGTTCCGATGTATTTTACCTCATACAGAAATTTCAAGCGGGAAAATAACTTTGACTATGTATTTAAAAACAGAAAGTTATACAGGTTATGCAAGAAAGCTTACATCAAACACATCAATTACCGTAATACCTTTTTAAGCTATGAAATCATTTTTCATAAAACTCGGCGGAATCAGGCTAAAGAATACCGGCGATAAGCTCTTGGTGAGAACAAGGGATGATAAATATTATGCCGATATAACAGTTAAATCAATAATCGCCGATGATGTATCAATCAATGGCGCATCATTGCTTACGGGGAATGCTCCAATAACAGGCGCAACAAAAACCAAAATAACTTACGACACAAAAGGGCTGGTAACAGCTGGTGCTGATGCCACAACGGAAGATATTGCGGATAGTACAAACAAGAGATATTGCACGGACGCACAGAAGACTATTATAGATAATACGAATGGAGTTAACACCGGCGATCAAACACTTAATGGCTTGGGGGGAGTGCCAACTACCCGACAGATAAATGCCAAGGCATTGAGCACAGATATTACGCTAACTACCGCAGACATAGCAGATTCATCGGATAGGCGATACTGTACGGATGCACAAAAGACGGTAATCGGTAACACGAGTGGCACAAACACGGGAGACCAAGATTTATCATTAATAACGGTTGCCACGAAATTATACTTATACAACAATTTTATTTAGGGGGAAGTCATGGCAAGCAAATCAAAATTTATATCAAACTATCGGGCGCAAATAGGCTCATTGCTTGATAATATTGCAAAGCTTAGAGGGCTCAACCTGGAGTTTGAACTCATTGATGGCAAGGTGGATGATGCTGATTTTGTCGGGGAAAATCAAGACATAAACGCCGAAATATTTTTGACGGCAGTTAAGCAGTTATCGGCAATTAACGAATCATTGAGCGTTGATCAGTTGAAATCCTTTTACAAGTTGAAGGTGTAATATGCCTGCGAATACAACTCCTATATTTACCCTTACGCCGGTTGCAAGCTGGGGAACGGTTACAACTGCAAACACAGCAAAAGACGGTACTGGCACGGTGGTTACAATATTTACCGCTGGTGCAAATGGGGCAAGGGTTGACAAGATACGGTATAAAGCAATGGGTACAAATACCGCAACAGCTATGCGTATCTTTGTAAACAATGGCAGTACAAATGCAACGGCAGCAAATAATACCATGATACGCGAGGAAACCGTAGCGGCAACAACCTTGTCAGAAGTTGCAGCCCTTACAAACGGCGAAATCGTATTTCTTGACGGCTTGATTTTACCGGCAAGTTACGTGATAAATATTACGATAGGCACAACGGTTTCCGCTGGACTCCACGTTTCAGCATTTGGGGCAAACTTTTAAAATGGAAAAAAGCTTATACCGATTTCCTTTGAGAAATCGAAGGTCTGCATTTTGTGGCGCAAACAAATCCATGTTATCCACCGGATTATTTGCAAGCTACAAGCTCAACGAAGGCGCTGGGCTTAATGTAATCGATAGCTCAAACCATAGAATATTAGGCACGATAACAGGGGCTGGAACAGGTTACACGTGGGTAGATAACTCCTTAATTGGCGGCGATGCTTATGGCAATGCTCTGAAATTCGATGGCACGGGTAATGATTATATAAAGTTATCTCAATATTTGCCTGACCACTTTAACTCCTATACTTGTGCGGCGTGGATAAATGTTGCCGGGGTAAGCCTTAATTGTGGCATATTTGAGGCTGGTAAAAATAATACCGGCGGGTTTAGGTGCAGGGTGAGAACCGATAGTGGATTGCAACATAATATGTCAGACGATAATTCGAACTTGACATCATGTATTTCGTCGGCAAGCCTTATATCTCTTAATACATGGTATCATGTGGCCTTCACTGCGCACAGTAAAAATTTTATGCGTATATATTTGAATGGGGCGATTGTCAAAGATCAGGCAACGGCGCAAGTTTTGGATTATACGAACAAGGGATCAAACACAACCCCTCTTATAGGCACAAGCTGGGATACCCCATCAACCGAGCCGTTTAATGGCACGATGTATAACGTCCGCATTTACACGCGGGCATTAAGCGATCAGGAAGTATACGATTTGTATCGGCAATGAAAGAAGGGGGAAGTATGGAAAGTGAAATCAATGATGACCAACAATATTCAGAGAAAAGAAGAAGGGCTTCTGACGATTATCTCCCAAAATGCCTTTCTATAATTAAAGAAAATATAAAAGAACTCACAGAAAATGTTTCTAACTTATCGAAGCAGTTTGAACAAGTTAATGAACGTCAGCAGTTTGTATTAAAAAGTATAGAGAAATTTGAAAAAGAAATTGGAGATATTAAGCATACGATTGACACAAGAATGAATTATTGTCCCTACGAACAAGACATAAAAGGGATGATAACCCAGTGCGCTGTATGTAAAGGTGGGAAGGAAACATGGAAAATACTTCCGGTTATTATACAATCCTTAATTGCTATAATTACGGTAAGTTGTTTAATTTACACTTTCCGTGCTACGGCCAATAATAAAGAAATACTTAATCGTGTCGAAAGTAGAGGATATGAGAAATGATATACATTTACACTGTGGAAAACTGTGGTAATTGTTCAAAGTTGAAACTTGAATATTACCGGAACGGCACAAAGTATGAGGAGCGCAACGCAGAGAGGATTAAATCTCCGCATGATGAAATAGACCAGGAAGCCTTGATTCTGGCCAGTATGCAAAACATGACACTTCCGGTTATCGTAGAAATCTAATCTCTAGGCCAGAGGGGCAGTTTTCTTAATCACATTTTCCCACCCCTCTGGCTTTTTCTTCTTCACATCCTCGCCATTTCTTCTTCAATTTGCGCATAAAAAAGTTTGCCCTCATTTACTAAGTCGTAAAGCCTGACAAATTCTTCCTTCAGACACGCCGGACAGTATACCGTACCATTCTCTAATTCAATCCAAGAGCTTGGCAGGCTATTATCAGCATATAAATAACCGCATTTATTGCACTCGAAGCCTACAACAATATTTCCGACTTCTTTGTCTTTTCGTGTTTTAGTTCCCATAATTACTCCAATTCAACTCTGGACGGGTTAATATGTCCATAAGGTGTCCTAATATCAACGCAAGCGTATTCACTATCCAAATCAACATGACGCTGACAATCAGAACATCGTCTATTTGTAATATAATCTGATTCGAACTCTTTGTAGCATATAAGGCAAGTTCTTTTAGCTGGCTTATAATATTTGTCTCTTTTCCGTAAATCTTCAAGCAACTGCTTTCCATCTTCATCTATATAATCCCCGTAATTGTCATTTCTCTTCTTATTCACAACCTTCAAGCATGCCCTACAATACGCCAAGTTGGGGTTGTTATGCATAACCCCGCATTTACACTTTCTCTTTACTTCGGTAATTTTGTTGTCTTGAAAGTAAAAAAATAGCACACCATTTACAGCAATGTAGTTATCTATAATTTTGAATACTGACCGTGTCTTAATCTTCTTGTAAACCTTCACAAAACTTTCTACATCCATCCCGCAATACTTATTAAATTGATTCATATATCCCTTCCTTCCTATTCATCAAATAATTTTGAGAATTCATGTTTTTCCCTTTTTCCTTTGCCCTGATTGGCATAACCACCGTGATTTTAAACCATCCACGCCGGTGGAGAAGGAGGAATCGGGGACACCGGCATGGACAGTATTATTCAATCTTTAACAAAAACTCGTCGAGGCTATCAGCCCAAATGCCGATAGCATGGCACTTGTTTGTTTTAGCAAGGAAAGCTAACTGTTCCTTTGTTGGCTTCTTCCCAGTTGCCTTAGTCTCAATGTAAAATATTTTAAATCCCTCTTTCAAAGCAACTAAATCTGCAAAACCTTTTGTACCGTGAAAAGCGTAACGGATATTACCCCCCTTTTCTTTAATCGCTGTACCGGCATTATTTATCCGGTACACCGTGTATCCATTCCATTCGAGCCAATTCTTAATGGCTGCCTTAACTTCGTTTTCAGATTGTTTTATTTTTATTCTCCTTTCTACAATATTTCTGAATGAGTGCCTTCTTGTATTTCTTTCTATATTTATATTTTGCTTCTAGTTCTGCCAGCCTTATTTTACGTGCTTTCTCAGCCTTCTCAGGTTCTGTTACAAACTTTTCAAGCTCCTTATAAAATGCTTCAAAATTCTCATCCAGCACACCGGCTAAAGGCATGCCGATTGTATTTTCAATCCAGTCACAACTTCTTTTTTCCCAGCCTAGTTTATTTAAAATTGATTCCATTTTCAACAAGTTTTCATTTATATCAATGTTTTTCATTTGCAACAATCTTTCTTGTTTTGCTTCTTACAATTATCGCAAACTTCCAAAATAATACTTTCAATCTGATTTATCCGGCTATCTTGCAAAATAGCCATAATAAGCATGCCAAATGCAAGGCCGCCGAATCCTATGGCAAAATACAGATACATAATTTACCTCCTTTCCTCAAAACTTGTGACCAATCCAACAACCATAATGGTAGCAATCACACCAACGGTAAAACTTACTATTCCTATGGTAAAATGCAGTAACATTTATTTCCCCTTTCTTTCAAGTTTCGTGATCCTTGAATTCTGAAAACATGCATGAATCGCCAGAATCAAAATAAGAAAAGCTGTAAATCCAAAACCTATCATCATTTTATTTACTCCTTTCAGTTTTCAAAAGATATAATCTACCCCAGCGAAGGGAGACTGTAGCCACGGGATAACTACAATCAGGGAAACTGGGGTAGATTGTTTTAAAATATATTCCCATCTGGCCTATACATAATTTTTATACAATTACATCCCTTGTATCTTATTTTCAACACAGTAAATATAGCTTTTATGAGCGAATTACCTTCGTATACCAGGCAATATCTGCTGCTCCATTCACTTTCTTTTCTCCATTCATAAATCACAAATTCATTTCCCATGTTTCACCTAATCGAAACCGAATTAATTTGCTGAATATGGATGCCAGGCACATGCCTGATACCGGATGATTTTATCCATGCCTTCAAAACTTGATCTTTAAAATCAATAACCGTTATGGGAATAGTTCCGGCAACAATGCCTTTGAGCACAGTCATGGGGTCTTCGATTGTAATCTTGATATCACTTCTTCTGGTTGTACTTACATTTTCCGATTTTATAGTCTTGGGAATGTTATTTGGCACAATTACCGGGGCGTCGTAAATCATCTCTGCCTTTTCTATAAGCTCTTCAGCCTTTTCCACCTTCCCTTTTTCTTCAGCCTTTATGGCTTGTGCCAACAGCTTTTCACGCTCTTTGTCGGCGATTGCCTTTGCTTCAGCTTCTGCTTTTGATTGTTCGAGTCGCCTCTTTATTTCTTGGTCATTAAGGTAGTTATTGATTTTCTCCCGGACAAAAGCTTCTGCACATTTTAACGGCTTGATTTCTTTTTCTTCTCGCTCTGCAACCGCATCTTTTGCAGGTTTTAGATTGGCAATATTTTTTGCTAACATGCCTTTGATTTTTTTAACAAATTCTGCTGCAAATAAATAATCGCTCTCGTTGTTTATTTGTACAAGTTTTGATTTGTTGTAGATTTCAACAACAGATGTTTCCCCATATTCCACTATTGTTTCACTCATTTTATTTCCCCTTCCATTTCTTAATAAGTTCCTCCGTTTCCGTTTTTACATTGTAAAAATTTAATAGCTTCCGGAACATTCCCCATGCTTGTTTATCTTCGGCGTTGGTTAGCGTAGTTTTGCCTTCTAAATCAATCTCCAGCACGTACAATTTCTTTGGTGGGAAATCAGGATACAACTTTGCATATGCCGCAAGCTGTATCGGGTCTAACACTTTATTATAAGGCCGTGATTTTATGTCGATAATGGCCTCCTCAAATACTAAATCTGGAGTTCCCCCGTAAAAAAGCTTTGGATGATACATTGGTTTTTCAACCACAGGTCTTTGTTTTTTTAAATCCAAAACAGTATAAGCTTCGTACCACTTTATAAACCCTTCCAGAGGCTTAACCAAAGCCTCGTCCAGCAATTGGTTATAGTTTAACCATGACTCAATAGTGCTATGTAAGGCCGTGCCGAAT